CCTGTGGTACCGATGTTGCGGTTACCAAAATATTTTTTATTCAAACTACGAGCCATTTTATTTTCTCCTTAAGAAATCACGGCGTTCTAGGCCGTACGCGGTTGCTGTTCCGCATAAAACTTACCCTGTGTAAGTCATACAATGTATTTATGCTAGGTATCAAAGTTAAAAGCCATGCTTATTCTGTCTTCATCAGAGTTGTTAGCTAGTACCCGATGTTCTATTCCAGCTGGGGCAATTAAAAGTAAACCTTCGTACGGAGTAATAGATATTACTTTATCGTTGTGTTTAAATTCTATATTTCCGCTACTCTCAGGAATCTGTATATAAAATACACCTATACTACTTGCCCCACCATGACTGTGCCATCTGTGATGAGCATTTTTAGGACTTATATTAAACCAAACAGCGGTAGGCGTACTAGTTGCATTTGCTGTTGAACAACAATTTTTTAAAAAATTATCAATCCATTGTATTTCTTTGGTGTTTGAATATTGCTTAGATTGCCATCCTAAAATGTTACTTCTTAAACGAGGAGTACTTTTATTTTTTAATTCGTAGATGTTTTCAAGTAGTTCTTTAGGAAATACAAGGTCATATTGTTTAATTTGATCTAGCATACAATATTTAACTCAAGAGAAAGGGCTCCGAAGAGCCCTTTAATTGCTTGGATAAGTTTAGATTAACTGAACTTAACTGCGCCTGAGGTAATATCAACTTTACCTAAGTAGTCAGCCGCGTTACCTAAAGATGACGCAGTGTTTGACAACTCAACATAACCATAACGTGTCATGAATGATACGACTGGTTCAAATGTTGATGGATCTAACACAACACCAGAACTCATTAGAGGAATGTATGGGCAATAGAACGCTGCCGCATCAGACTCTGATGAACCTTTGTAACCGATCAACACTGCTGTTGCATCGTTTGCGTATGTGTTAACATAGATCTTCATTGCTGAATTCAATGTACCAACAAACTTAGTGTTTGTAGGTGCTTCGAATGTACCTTCTGTTGTACGAGCAAATGCGCTTGTAGTAGCAGATTGTAGAATTGTTAAAGCAAATGGACTTACTACTGCCCAGTTACCAGCACCGCGACGTGTACGTTGTGCGATCAAGTTGCTTACGCGATTGATCTGAACAGCTAATGCGGCATGCTCATCACCAACGAATGTTGCTGTACCAGATACTTGTGACTGGTCATAAGTTTCTGATGCTGAACCAGCTAAAGAAGCTAGGGAACCTAGAATCTCTTGGTCGATTTCAGCAGTGATTTCTTGTGCTAAAGCAGCCATAACTTCTGCTTCGATGTCAATACCTTGTTGGGCTTGTGCATCTTGAGCAGCCTCGAATGTCCAACGTGCAGACAACTTACGAGTTTTAGCTTCAACTGTTTGCTTCAAGATTTGAATGCTCATACGCTTACCAGCCGCACCTTCTAGAGTTGCTGTGCTTGTAGCTTTTGAACCTGGATCTTGATCGTTACCAGAATAACCAGCGGCGATCTTGAATGGGCTTAGTGCCTCTTCACCAGCTACTACGCCGTTACCGTTATCTGCATAACGTACACGTAATGTATGGATTTGACCAACTGGGCCAGTCATTGGTTGTACACCAACTAACTCGTTAGCAATAACGGTTGGCATAACGCGACGGATCACTGGAAGGATCACGCGATTTAGTGTTGCGACGTTGCCGGCAGAAGTGGCACCAGCTGTAGGTGATTCCATCAAATACTTGCGAGTATTTTCTAGTGTAACACCCATTACTGATTTTTTAGTGCCTTGTAAGCCTTCTAATAGGGCTTCTTTAGTTTCTGCCCAACGGCCATTAAGTAGTTCTGACATTTAATTTCTCCTTAAAATTTTAGTCCAGCAAGGCGACGGATATCAACGATATTGCTATCACTCTCGCTGCTACGATTGCTGTTGGAAACTTTGTTTCCGGTAATTTCTTTAGCCTCTACTAGTGCCTGTTTCTTCTGCGGAGCTTTACCACCAGAAATAACTGATGGAAGATACTTGTCAAAACTTTCGTTTAGTCGAGTAGTTTTTACACTCTCCATTAATTCGCTCATGATTTCACGTTGCTCACTGTTAAGTGGAGCAAGCAATTCATTCATGATTTGTTTACGCTCTTGCGACTCTTTTAGTTTCGCAATTTCTGCTTGTTTACTTTCTACTAGAGACAATGCTTGCGCGGCAGCGTGGGTAGCTTCAGCGATTGCTAGCTCTTTTACGTCTATGACTTTGAGTAATTTTGCAGTTTCTGATTTCTCAGATAGGTAACTAGTTTGATATTCTGAAGCAAAAGCTTCGAATAACTTACGACCGAAGTCGTTACGACGAGCTGCCTCAATGTCTTCTTTCAAGCTGTTTAGTTCGGAATTTAATCCTTCACTAACAACGCGATCGACTAGACCAGCGGCACGTTCAATAAACTGTTGCTTAACTTTCTTAAGCTCTTCACGTCCTTCACGGACTAGACGAACTTTAGTTTCAGCTAAGTCTTGTTTATCTTTGTAAAACTCTGTAATTTCTTGAGCAAGGGCTTCTACAACAAAATGTTCTAATGCGCCAAACTTAGTAACCATTTCCATTTGATTTTCATGTAGCTCGGATACTTCTGATGCTAGTTGGCGAGTAACGAATTGCTTCAATACTGCGCTTTCTGTTTGCATCTTTTGAGCATACTTGACTTTCATTTTGGATAATTGTTTACGGTCATCAGCAAATTCAACAAGCTCAGCAGATAAATGATCTGTAACCATACGGTCAACAGCTTCAATCATTGTGTTCTTGTCGTGCTCATACTTCTGAGCAAACTCTTCGCGTAATTGAACTGCGACTTCCTCACGAGCTTCGCTAATGCGACTCTCAAAAGCCTGTTCAATGGATTCCTTGATCTCTTCAGAAATCACATTGTTTTCAAATAAACTTTTTAGTGCATCCAACATGTGATTCTCCTTATTATTGGAGTTTGCTTATTATACCTAATAAGCTCTCTTTGAGATATTTTTGTGCTTTAGGATCACCTTTGACCTCTTGCGCTATGCGTAAGGCACTTAATCCCCCTCGACTATTCATCAAGTGTTCATAAATTGGTGTAGGATATGCTCCTGGAGCACTAGGTTGAGCCACCATATCTACTGTGATGATCTCAAAATCTGATACTTCACCGGAGCCGTCATCTTTGACGTTACCGGATCCGCGACTGCTAACTCCTAATTTCACTCCGCTTTCCAGCATTGTGCGAATCAGTTGTCCCATTGGTGTAGGTAAAATTTTAAGTTTACCGTAACCGTTAGGACCGTCCATCCACATATTTGTTATCATGTGTGATACACGGTCCAGGTTAATTTTTAAATCGTCTGGATGATCTACTTCTCCGAGAACACTATAACCATTTTGAATCTGATCGTTTAGGGTTTTGACAGCCTTGCCAATCTCATTCACAGGGTAAACACGCTGGTTAGCGTTGCGTATACCGCCCTGGATGCAAATCCCGGACATGTATAAATTTTTACCATCTTTATCATCAGATTCAACGATCATGTTTGCTTCGTTGAAGCTTAGATTCTCTCGGAGGTATTTCATAGATTACTTACGTGATCCAATTAGACTCTTTCTATCTGGAGCTGTGTCAGCGGAACCTTTACGTTCTGCACCGTGACCTGGCTCTTTCTTTTTAAATGCTGTTTTACCAGCATTTGCACCTGGCTTATTAATGTTACCACCATCTTGAATAGATGTTGTTGGCTTTAATAGTCCGCCTTGTGTGCCGCCTTTCTCTGTTGAGAAACTCTTAGCAATATTAGCAGTTGTACCGCCCATATCGTTCTTACCAGCTACAGCTGAACGTGTATTAACACCATTGTCGCCGTGCTTTGGAGGGCTAATTTTGTTAACATATTCCATCATGTTATCTAATTCATCTGCACCACCAAACTCGTCGCCGCCCATTTCTGGTTCTGCGCCAAACTCGTCACCGCCCATATCGTGCTCTTCGCCTTCTTCGCCAGCCATTAGCTGTTCAAATTCAGCTTTTAATTCGTCTAGTGCGTCTTCTAGGTCCATAACACGATCTTCCATGTCACCACCTTCTTCACCTTCTTCACCGTCTTCTTCGTCACCTAGGTCGCCGATCATGTCGTCTGTAGCATCGCCACCAACATCATCTTCGCCGTCGTCTTCGCTATCATCTGCGGCATCGTCGGTTCCGGTATCATCTTCTTCGTCATCCGCTGACTCTTCGTATTCGTTTTCGCCGTCTATGGATTCTTCTTTCTTTTCTTCGTCTTCGCTATCTAAAAGACTTTCATAAATTTCGCGGCTTTTTGCAACTACGATATTATGGAAAATCTCTTTTGCTGTTTCTTGATCTTCATTGATCAACGCCTCTAGCATGGCTTCAAATTGGGTACGATCAGTCATTGTTTATCTCCTGTGATTGATGGTTACAAGGCTGTATTATATTTACACTTTACTTTAAAAAGTGGTATAATATAGCCGCAAAACGACTCGTTTTTAAAAATGCGTGTTATTTATGCCGGCGGCGCCGCTGGGGCCGCGTACATACTATGTATAAAACCTAATTCTCTTTCTTGATCTAGTATATGAGCTTCACTGCTCTTTCTTAATTCGTTAATTTGGCGAAGTGTTAATCGTGTCTTACGAGTATCTTTGCGATGCATTGTGGTAGAGTCGCGGTCAGGCGAATAACGTAAGTCATTTGCTGTCCGTCTTGTATCAGGATCAATATAAAACAATTCGCGAAGTATCATACGTGTATTTATGCAGTTGGTACTGTTGCAGGGGCCCCGCCAACTGGAGGTGGTGCGGCGCCTTCTGTGCCTGGAGGTAAGTCACCTTCAATGTCTTCCGGAGCACTCATATCGCCTGCGGCTCCGAGGTCGCCTTCGATACCTGCGGCACTTAGACCTGCTGAACGTAATTCTCCGGCGGCATCAGTATAAGTAGGCTCACCTTTTCCGTTCTCTTCAGCCCACATGCGTTCGTTTTCTGCTACTTCTTCGTCATTTAGACCTAAGAAACGCTTAAGAGCAAAGCGTTTTGACATAAACGGAACTGCTTGAATGGTGTTAAATGTGTTAATACGTTCTGCGTCAAGCGCACTTTGACGTGTTGATGCAAAGTTTAAAGGCGGATTAAACTTTAATTCAAACAAGTTTGCATCAAGATTTAAACCTTTGCTGTACATAAACATCTTAAACTCTTCATCAAACATATGTGATACTAGAGCTTGCAAGCGTTCGCAGTACTTGTTAAAACGTAATTCTTGAATGTATGCTGTACCAACGCGGCCGTCATTATAACTTGCTTGACTATCGTCTGCGCCTGTTGGCAGATAGCTCGATGGTATACGTAAACCGCGGAATAATTTGTTAGTAAAGTACTTTAAGTCATCAATCTCACCTAGGTTAGTACCGCCTGGTAGTGTTTCAACTTTTGATCCACGACCTTCAGCAGTTTGCGGAAAGAAGTAGTCTTCGTTGATGCTTAAAGGATTGTAAGCGGAGTCTATGACATTTTGTCCACCACCCGTTTGACTTGGTATGCGGCGTTGGTGAATTTCATTTTTGACACGCTCAACGAATGCCATAGCCATGTGACTTGGCATATTGCCCACGTCAATATGAAATACTCTACGCTCTGGAGCACGTTGTATACGATAAATTAGAATCGCATCTTCTAGTAGTTCTTTTTGCTTGTAAACTTTAAAGATATTTTCTAATAAACTGTTACCGAATGGGTAGTTGTTGTCTAATCCTTCACTTAAACTTAAATGAATAACATGTTCTGCATTAATAGCATATTCAGTTTCTGTTGTTCCAAACCTACTACTGCTAGAAGGAATGCTTGATCCCTTTTGAGCACCACCTGCACCAAACGGACTTGCGCCACCAATGCCACCACCTTGCCTAGTATTGATGTTAGGAGTTATTTGTGTAGCAACTAAATCCATAAAGTTGGGTGCTAGATCTTTAACAACATATTGTTCAGGCTTCTTGCCTTCACTTTCGTTAACAATAACCTTAACTAATTTACTTGGATCTACATAAGTCCACTTTTGATTTTCAGGGTCGCGAATAAAAAATGCATCACCGTACTTGAACGTGTTACGCATAATACGGAAAATACGTGTGTCAAACTTTTGCAGTTTGCACCATTGTTGCATGTATTCGCCTAGAATTTTAATTTCTGAGTTAGTGGCTTTGTGGCGCCACTGTACTGTAAATGGAGTTTTGCCGTCTTTTAGTTTTTGTGTACAAAATTCAGCAAGAATATCTAGTGCCGCGTTAACTTCTGGATCAGCATCCATAGTTTCATATTGCTGATAACGTTCAATTCTATTAGGACTGCCAGAATATACATCGGGGAGATAGCTACTATAGTTAGATTTAGCTGGACCTGCTTTAGCTAAAGAGTTTGAACTAGAAAGAGGACTTAAAGAAGTGCCAGTTGGTACTGGTGTAAAGAATTTTTTCCAGCTCATTGTTTATCCTATAGTAAATCTATTATCAGCGGCTGATGCTAATTGATTATTTCCGCTCTGTGCAATTTGGTTTCCTTCTTGCAATAGTCCACCCATTCCTGCCACGCTAGTATTTAACTTTTCTAGTAGCCCTGCAAGCATATCTTGATTCGGTAAACCTGTTGGAACAGCCGCTTCTTGTGTTGCCGGCGCTGGGCCTGTTTCTGTCTGGGCGGCCTTAGTACCTAATTCCGATGAAAGACCAGCAGTCATACCTTTAAGGCCGCCAAATAAACCGTCTGTGCTTGGCATTGACATGTTAGACAGCGGTTTAAACATATCTGTCATTCCGGAAGTAAGTGGTTTAAACATGTCCGGGCCAAACTTACCAGCAACTCCTTCTAGAGTTTTACTAACATCGGGCATCTTAATATCACCCATCATCTTAGTAATATCTGGCATTTTACTAAAATCAGGCATCTTAATATCACCCATCATCTTAGTAATATCTGGCATTTTACTAAAATCAGGCATCTTAATATCGCCAGTTTTGTTAATTCCAGTTTCACCAGGCATTCCGTCAATTAATTTACCAACAACTGTATCTAGTTGATTTTGCATTCCGCCTGCGGCATCTTTTGGAGCTGTTGATTCTTTCTTTTTGCTAGAAGCACCGGACATTTTTGATTGTAGTGCTTCACCAATAGCAGTCCATTGCTTTTTATTAGAAACTACTTCTTCCCCGTCTAATTGCACCATCTCCCCATTAGGATCAAATTTTTCTAGGGCTTCCATCCAACCTTTAGGTACACCTTGTGTTTCTTGTTTTACATTTCCAAGTAAATCATCTAAACCTGGACTACCTCCTAAACGTACACGAGGCGTTGGTTTTTCTACCGGTGTTCTAACTTCTGTTGGAGTTGCTTCTTGTCCTGTTTTTGCGGCTTTGGCGCCTGGCATCATTA